CGTAACCCCCTCCCTTCATCCAATGAGGTAACGGTAAAGTAGGAAGGTTCTATTCTTATTCCGTCCTCGCCGTCACGGACACGTTCATAGTTTGTCACCATGATATTGGTCGGACATTGCTTCACCTCCTGCATAGTACGTACATAGGTCACTTTCATACCCAGATGCTTTTCGGCCTGTGTCAGGAACTCCACTACTACACGCTTGGGGCAAACTATCAACCCTTTGCCTCCTGTGCGGTTCAGGATCACCCGCAGTATCTCCAACTGGGTTACGGTTTTCTGCATACCGAAGCTGGAGAATATCGCCCTGCAACCGCCGGAAATAGCCCAACGTACTGTATCTTTCACATGAGGGTATAAATACGGGGAAATTTCTTCCGGTCTGACTTCAAACCCAGTCTGATGGCTGATTGCCATCTTGTCTTTCAAAAATTCTATATAATCTTTCATTATGCTATTCTTTTGTTGATTTCTCCTTTCTAAACAGGTGGCTGAACACATTATCCAAATCCAAGTCTAGATTCAGTTTGGACGGGAAAGATTTAATGTATTCGTACATCTTATAAGCGAGGTTGTCATCATCACCGCATCTGTCAATCAGTGTGAGCAACATGGCGTTCACCATGTCAGAATCATTGCCGAAGTTTTCCTGAGTGGATTCGCTGCAATGATTCACATCACTTTTCAATCTCTTTATCGCGGCTATGGCTGTGTTGAAGTTTCTTTTTGAATCGTGCCGCAATTCAAAGCCTTCCTTCTTGTATTGCTGCTGCATTTCTAGAAGGTTGGTTTCTAAAACGTCCGTGAGGACAAATACGATGTTGGTTATCGTATTCAGTTTGTCTGTTCCTTGCATAATCGTGTATTCTTATTTCTAATTCGAATGAATCCCCTTCGTTCTGTTTCTTCTAACAGTGGAAAGTCTTCATTCTTGATTTCACATTCTGTTTCGTAGTTCACGGAAGTATAACTTGGGATATTGAACTTTTTCCGGATTCTTACGATAACATCCGGATTTCTTGTTACCCAGTAAACGGTTATTCTCATGGTGATATCAGCATTTTTCTAGCTTCCTCATCTCCTGCATCAGCACGGTGCTTGATTTCAATGTACTCAGCATAAGAGATTCTGTTATCTCCACGCTCCTCTATCTCTTTTTCACGTTGGTTTCTGTATCGTTCACGCTCTTTCCGTTCAATATCTTTCCGACGTTCAGAAACGTAGTCCAGCATCGCACTTGTTATTTTCAATGGATCTATTGAACCGTAGAACCGCCCATACTTCCCTGACTTAAACCGTGCTATGAAAAAACAGATTTCAGCGGCATTTATATAATAATACTCCGAAAGGAATATCTCCGATAGTTCAGAAAGTTGCTCTTTCGCTATCTTGGTTGAAACTTCTGCAAAGTCATTCAATGAGCCAAATTGTATCTTTAGCCATTCTATCGGTGTTTCATCCCCATAAGTAGAAGACAATAGCCCTAAACTCGGAATGCTGTCATTCAACGCCAGTTCTGAATGGGTTGCATTACATCTGACAAGTTTGAACTGCAAATCAGGGTTGTAATCAAGAATGAATTGTGCAGGATCGGGATATTTATTCAATAACGCCCTCTGCTTCAAGTTCCTTTCTCTTTTTTGCGGCAGCTTCTCTAACGGTTGTAGCGACTGCAAGAACTGAATCACGTTTTCGCTGCTCGCTATCCTGTTGATTTTTACTAAGTCTTGTCCCATTATAGTTTCCTTCCAATATTTTAGTAAAGTTTGCTTGTTTGAAAATCCAATCAAAGTCGCATTTCCAATTGCGGTCATTAGCTCCAAGTAAGAACGGGGATTGAAGAATGAGATTGAAAACACTCCTCACTGACTCTTTCCCATATTGGGCTATCCGGGCTTTTACAGCCTTTTTTCTCACATCAGTCATTGATCTTATCTGCTGGAGTCTGTCTTTGAATGTGGTATTATAGTATTCCATCAATCCGCTGTAATCAATCTTTTCAGAGGGGGAGGGCGAAGAAAGCTTGGCTTTCTTTGATACTCCGTCAGGAGTATTTTCTTTCTTTTGATGTAGAGATATATCTATATACTCTCTTTCTTCTTTCTTTGTATTTGTGCCCTCTGTGTGCCCTGATTTTTGTAAAAGTTCGGATTGCGGTAGATTGTTGTTCATGGGCTGTGCCCCAAGTTGTGCCCTTAGTTGTGCCCATTCCTGTCTTAATTCATTGATTTCCTTTTCAATACCTGTGTCCTTACTTGTGCCCTTGGTTGTGCCCATTGGATTATATTCTTCATATTTACATAAGGTTATAAGGTTCATTCCTTGATTGCACTCAACAGTTATCATACCTTTCTTTCTAAGATGCACAAGAAAGGAACGCACCTTCTTTTCAGACCATTTCCAACGCTGTGACAGAAATCTTATGGATGCAGGATATTGACCTCTTGAATAAGAGATTTCTCGACCTCCGATACTCTCCTTTCGGGGCGTTGCCTCAAATCGTGCAGACTGAATTAAGTCTAACCACGCTTCGCAACTGCTAAAAGTACGGGCTTCATTCCACATTTCATTCGAGAAAAACCTGCGGCTTAGCCTCAAAAATCCTTCGTCCATAGTCTTAGAATCTCACGTTAGTTAATTGCCTTCCGTTAGAAAATACAGCCCACTTACCATTACCGCTATCAAACAATCGTAAATCCGACACCTCTCCGAAACGTTTGATGTTACCGCATAAATCCACAATCCATCCACATTCTTTAGAAGGATGCGGGCGGAGGCCCCGCCCGACTATCTGATACCACATGGCAAGTGACATTGTAGGACGTGCCATAACGACCGTATCAAGTTCCGGATAGTCAAAGCCAGTCGTAAGTACACCCACATTAGCTACTACTGGAATTTCACCAGCTTTGAACGCCTCAAGAATATGTTCACGTTCTTTCTTAGGAGTATCACCTGAAACGATAGCGCAACCGGGTATTGACATCGTTAACCGTTCCGCTTCTTTCAAAAAACGGGTAAAGACCAAAATACCCTTCCGTTTAAAAGGGATATACGTATAAAACCCTATCCGTTCATATTCTTTTTGAACTGACCTATCCGTATAGTCGACACCAGTAGTATTTACTTTCAAGTTAAGTTCATTCCACCCTGAAGGATTCATTGAATAGTAATCCAACTTCGCCAAGTAGCCCATATCTAATAGGGTTGATACCTGTACATGATAAATGACCTCTGAAAAGACATGAGGTTTTGTCCGAGTGATAAATTTCAGCATGGAGCCGAAATCACGACTGGAGCTTAAACGGTATGGCGTTGCTGTCAGCCCAAGAACCTTACACTTCACTGCATCAAAAAAATCCTTGTACATTCCCTCTTTGGGGTTTACAAGATGACATTCATCCACAATGATGTTCTTGAAGTGGGTAAACAGTTCGGGATGATTCTTCACACTGCCGATGGTGGCAAATGTTATCCGGCTTATCTCCTTTGAGTTAAAGGATGCTGAATAGATACTGCAATCAAGAATACCGTATGAACAGAGTTTCTTGAAATTCTGTTCGAGTATTTCCTTCGAGGGCTGGAACACCAAGGTATGACCGTCAAGCCTTGCAGCTATATCCGCTATGATAAGCGACTTTCCGCTGCCCGTAGGTAACACCATAATAGCATTTGTTTTCTTCGCCTTGTTATTGAAGAAAGAAACGGCAGCATCAGAGGCTTTCTGTTGGTAATCTCGTAATACATAACTCATAGCCCTTTCTCCTTTCGTAACTTTTTATTAAGTGTTTTGTAATACTTGATTAGCTGTTCGTACTCAAAATCAGTCATTTTGGAAGTGCCGGCAGCTTTCACTTTCAGCAAGTCAAATTTCTGTTGACCGATTTTAGCAATTAGATTCACCCGATAGCCTTCCAAATGGTCGGCTTTGAACCTGTTGCAGTGCCGGCATTCGGCATGGCAATTATTCTCATCAAACCGTGTTGCCAAATGTGTACGACTGAAATAGTGCCCGCAGTCCGCTTGTGTAAACGGCTTTATCTGTCCACATGATATACATCGGAAGGAACCGTTTGGCATACAATCACGAAGCCGGATGAAAAGGGAAAACTCTTTGTCGAGCTTAGCTTTCAAATCCGGCTTCTTCTTTACTGTTATCCCTGCTTTATCAAACAGAGGTAAAGGCTTGTCTTTCTTCTTAGCCTTTCGTTTTATGTAGTACGGCATTTTCTATTTGTCCAATTGTTTCATCAAGTACCTTGTCTCTTGAACGACGGCTTGTTTGTCCCAGTCATATTCATTGTCTCCATAATGGAATGTGTCAAACCCGAATATCCACCAGTCATCACCTATTTCCGTATTATCGGTAATGAATTCCACATCATCCAATATGGGATTTCTTTTTCCGACATACTTGGAATTAATTTTCCTTTTGCTTCCGATAGATTCTTCACCGCTTATTGCCGGTTCTGAAAATGTGATACCTCCATGTACACTTATATCATCAATATCAAAATAAGACATTCCATGATATTTGTTCGCAGAGGGAACAGCCACATATCCGTTATGCGTTCCATGCTCTACCATAGTGGACTTAAACCATTCGTTTGATTTTATAAATGCTACTGCTTTATTTTCCATAGTTTTCTATTATTGGTTTACACAGTTCAACAACTTGTTTACAATCCTCCACATCAAACATTCCGATATGGCAAAGCTCACGTGGTATGCCCAGTTGATTGGATAGCCACAGGTAGGCTTTGTTTCTGTTTGAAGTGTTGGGGATATGTTTCTTCCAAATTTTATTGATAAGATTGGTCTTAGCTACCTGGTCGAAGTAGAAGTGGGCTTCTTTCTTGGCTTCCCTTAGTTCCGCGTTTGCCAAACGCCCTAACGCCTGGTCTGTACCCTTGTGTACTCCGACATAAGCCCTACAATCTCGGCAGAGGTATATCCAATCAAGATTACAGAACTATCCACGTATTCAGTAGACCTACCGCAATAAGGGCAAATCTTACCAGTTAATAATTCATCCATAATTTTCCATTAAAAGCCCCGAAGCGTATTCTCCGGGGCACAACCATTATTTACTAACCCTTGCCATTTATGTGTGGCTCACATTTATGTGGAGAGCCCGGGCTCGAACCGGGACGAGTGGTGTTTTTGCGGTTATATGATTTTAAATCATTCTACCTAAGATGTCTCGCAGGTTGCCGGCTTGGTTATTAACGGTTATCCTGGGATTTTGCACCTCACATCTTGATTAACGTCTACCAATTCCGTCACTTCTCCATGTTCGCCTGCCATATCTTCACAGACCGAGCAGGCAGGTTAACAAAGTTATTCCATATAAGCCATTGAAAACTCTTTCGGAATAAAACGCCCGACCGGGATAGGTTTAGCAGATTCAATGGCTGTATGGATTTCCCTCTTTCTGAACTCATGTCCCTTTTCTTTGGCTTGTTTCTCACATTCTTCCTCTTTGTTTTTGAGATAGTGGGTAATAAGCATCATTGCTCTGTCAACGTTGAAGGTGTTCACGACAAAAGTCTGAACTCTCTCGTCTTCATTCTCCCCATCCGTGAATGTGATTTTCGTCTCAATCTGATAGAATTTCTTTTCATTGGGCTTGGAATCTCCCTCTTCTTCATCTTCTTCCGTTACAGAATCGTTTAAAAGGAATGTATCTTTTAATTCTTCGAGGGTGGCATCATCTACCTTGCGTTCTTTCAAATTGTCAGTAAGAATCACGCAAGAATCGAACTCCTTGACCATTGTCAAGGTGAATCCGAACATATAGTTTAGTTCGATGTAATCTTTCAAGATACTACAAGAATTTTCCA